ATGCTGTTGCATCTATTGAATATAAGTCAACAAGCTCACTTCCAATAGATAACCTCTGTATATCTGACTTTATCTTTTGATTTGTTGTCATTATATAGGCCACTCCTCAAAAGATGCATTTATAATATACTGATTGTATCCTAAAGGCTTTATTGACCACCTTCTACATAAGTATTTCTTTTTTGTTGCACCACTCTCATTAGATGTCCAATAGAATGGTATATAACCACCTGCTGTCTTAAAAAATGTATCAACTGTACTCTTATCAGTGCTATTACATTGAAATGTTAATTCCCAAACCTCAAGATTGTTGTTTATACCATCTCCTGATATCTGAGAGTAACCATGACCAAGTTTTGTCTCCCTAACCCTTGGTTCCTGACTTCTAACAGACTCAACCGTTGCTTTTATACTAGTGCTAAATGTTTCAGTCATATACTATTGCCCTCCATATAGGAGCCCCCCGTATCTTTTTTCGTCCTTTATAATCTCTTTTATCATACCCTTTATTGTAGCAGCTGTTTTGGTAGCCATATCCTGTCTTTCCTTGTCAGTGCCACCAGAACCAGATGCAACTGTAACATTATTTACTATATTTAATGATGCACCACCAGAACCAGAGTTACCTGTCATCTTAACTGGTATTGAATTACCATCAGGTAAGGGTACAACAGCCTCATTATATACTCCCTCTCCAACTAAACCTAATGTAGGCTTTGTTACCATACCACCTGAGGCAAATGCCTTGAAACCACCAGGTAATACACCACCATCAGCCATTCCAAAAAAGCTTCCTATACCACTTAAAAAACCACCAGATGATAATCCACTCTTTAGTGAGTTTAATATTGTCTGTTGTATTATCATTTTTGATATATCTCTTAGGAATGAGGAAGCAAACTCTTTCATAGCATCTTTTGCTTTCATAGTACCATCATACCATGCATCAAGTGCATCAACCACACCACCTGCTATACCCTCAGAGAAGTTTATTGCCAATGATGTGAACATATCATTTGTGGTTTGAACATCCTCTGCCCACTTTTGTAGCTTTGATTTGTTCTTTTCAACAGCATCATTGTCTATCTTTTCTTTTTGGTCACTCTCATTCTTTGTTATAAGCTTTGCTGCCTCACCATATGCTTGTAATAATGCTATTTTATTGGTTGTAACAGCCTCAAACCTCTTAAAGTTCTCATCCAACTCTTTTCGCTCAAGTTCAAATGTTGTAAGTGTGCTTTTTGATATAAAAGCATCCCTTTCAGCCTGTAATGCTATAATCTTATCATTTGTCTTACTAAACTCTTGGAATTCTTTATCATACAGTGAATCTATAAGGTCCTTTGTGTCCTGTATATCTTTTGCCTTAGCAATAGCTGTTTCCCTATCAAGTTCAGCTAATTTCTTTGTGAATACAGTATAGGCTTGTACCTTATCTTGGCCAGCCTTTATATTTTCGTCTCTTGACTTCTCTAATTGGAGCTTCTCAAATTCATACATAGTCAAAGTGGCTTGTTCAAAATCTCTTTGCCACTTATCAATATCACTACTTTTAGTTGGTTTTGAAACAGGTGTACCTGGTTTTACATCAATAGCTACAGGAGTATAAGGGTTTACTAAGGATTTACCATCACTTTTTGGTCTGTTATTATACTTATCAAACATTTTAGCTTTATCCACAGCTTTATCAAGTTTTGATAGATCAAGATTGAACAACTCATCAAATGTTATAGAGCCATCTTTAATCTTCTTTATAATATACACTATATCTGATAATTGTGTTGTTAAAGCTTTAAATCCAACATTACCAAATAACATACTACCAATAAGACCTGTGTTTGATATATTTTGGTATAGTAAATCAAATATATCAACAACTATCTTTAGTGCATCAGCAAAAAGTAATACAGACTCAATTGTACCCTTAAAATAACCAACCATATCAACATTTATGAACTCTTGATTACCTTTTATCCAAGCATTCATATTAATCAATACATCTGTTAATACAGGTAAGAAGTTCTCACCAATAGTTGTTTGTACCTGGACTATATTAGATTGAAACTTTTTTAGTTGATTGGCATAACTTTCACTTGTTCTTGCCATATCACCAAGTGAGTCAGCACCTTCTCTAAGCATTATATTGTATATTGCAACAGCTTTATGACTATCTAATATCTCATCTTTGGTTTTAGCTAAACCAAGTCTAAATACTTCAGCTTCTACCTTAGCAGCCTTCACATTTATACCATATTTGGCCATTGTCTCAGAACTACCTTGTAGTGCTGATTGTATGTCCATAATAACATCAGCTGTTTTCATATTATTGAATGAACCAAGGTCAGCTGCTAATTTCACAAATTCATTTGATAATTTACCAGATTCAGTTCTTGTTAAACCTGTTGGTACAAGTAGGTCTTGTATTGATGATAAATACTTCTTTGCTTCTAAACCTGCCATAGCATATGATTCTTGTAGAACACTTGACCAACCCTCAGCAGTAGACTCCATACCTCTGAACACAACATTAAACTTACCTTGGGTTTCCTCTAAATCTGATGCTAACTGTATTGTTTTTACTGATAAAGCAGCTATTGCTGTACCTGCTATTGCTAAAGCAGCAGTATAGGCATTACCAATTGATGACATGGATAATGCACTGGAGCTTGCAGCACTTTTGGTTGTCTTTTCAAGGTTATCAATAGAGTCAGATACTTTGTTTATACCACTAACAGCATTCTTGTTGTTAACATCAACATCTATAACCACTCGTCTTGCCATAGTGTAATCCTTTATCTTATCTTTGTGAGTTTGTTATCTTTACAACTACTCAAATATGTATTGATGTATGTCATTATCTTTAGTGTTATATCCTTTTTATGTTCAGGATGTATATCCTCTAACTCTAATACTGTCTGTATTGCATCTATATCAATACTACCATCTTTTATAATAACACTACTATACAGGTCAACAACTGTTATAATCCAAAAATTTGATCTTATAACATCAATCTTTCCGCAAGCCTCACAATCTGGCTTTGAACTTGTCTCATTTAGTAATGTCATACACTCAAAACAAGTCATTGGCTTCTTAGAACGCCATTTTGCAAGGCTTACTAGTTTTTTAGTTCTAATGATAGTGTGTTGTCATTTGATGATGCTATGTTAACAACATCCAACACTATATCAGCCATATTATTGAATATAATAGCTTTATTAACAGCATTACATTCAAGTGGCTCATTATCCTTACCAGTGAACCCTTTCCAATCAATAAGACACTCAAAGAACAGTAATTTCATCTGTGATAGTCTGTTTGTTTGTATATCAACAGTATCAGTAGCTAAATCAAATAAACTACTGGTGAATGGAAATGGTTTAATTAGGTACTTTATATCACTATCAACTTTGGAATCATACCACTTACCATTTACTATATCTACGTTTACACTTCTCATAGTTCCCCCTTTTAGTTTTTAAGGGGTGTGTTTAGCACCCCACTATAATACTATGCAGTTTTTGTTCTCTTGTAATCACCTGAACATTTGAAATCAGCACTAAATGTTACAAATGAACCAGCTTGTGATCCAATAGAGAATGAGTCAATCATAAATGTGGATGATGTATTTACTGATGTATCAGCTTCATACCAGTAACCACTATCATCCTCATAAAATTTGATACCAGACAAGGCTGCTGTTGCTGTACTAGCTGCTGTAATAAGTAAATTTTGACCAGTATCACCTGTTGCTCCACCTACAAGATTACCAGAACAAGATATTACAAGAGACTCACCTGTTTTAGTAAATGTAGAACCCTCTTCCTGAAAGAACTTTGTTTCCTCACTGTTGTTAGCATGACTTACCGTCATGTTGTTTAGTTTTGCAACAGTTGTTGAACCAATAGTTATTTTACTATCAATACCTTTTGCTAATGCCATTTTGAATCTCCTTATATTATCCTATGTTACTTTCATTCCATTCATAAGAAACTCTTATTGGTAGTCTAAACATTAATGTTTTATGACCACCATACTCAAGCTTGCCTATTATCTCAGTGGTATCAGTTAAACTAAAATCACTGTTGATAAACTTTAATGCGTCATGTGCTAAATCTCTTATATCACTTATTCTATCAACACCATCTGAATAACAGTATCCATATATGTCAATCTCTATAAAAGCTGTACCATCACCACCAAGATACTGTACATCAAAATCCTCTCTCAATATATCAAAACCTATAACAGGGAATGCTGATGTCTCACTTGGACTAAATGCACCTCTATACACAACACTTGGTGTTGTTCTATAGTTCTTTGAAACCTTTATGAACTTTTTCATATCAGCTTCTAATGTGTCTATTATTATATCAACAGTTGTTTTACTCATAGTTTCCTCTTATTTATAACCTATTTAGTATGTTACTCTCAATTATATCTGTCAACTCATTGACGCAAGCCTCAACACCAGATATCATATATGGTTTTGCTTTTATTGTAACTGACTTGACCTTCTTAAACTCACCATCTATCTTAAACATTAACCAGGGTTTACCATTTATAATTCCACCAAACTCCTGGATCAAAGCATATGGTGAATCTGATCCAACTGATATAATATCATTGTAAATAACTGCCTTTATACTATCACTTAAAGCACCTGATCTATTTTTAGGCTTACCTACCTTACCAAAACTATCAACTATTGTTCTCTCAATTCTATCAGCTAACTCAGGTAGTGTCTCCTTTATACTTCTCTTGAGATCACTAGCCATATTGTCAATGTTATACTTTTTTATATCTACCTTAAATTTCATTATACAACAGCCTTAGTCTTATACTTCTTTAGAACCTGTGTTGTTATTGGTAAAAACCTGTCCTGAGAATAACTTGTTGATAAACCATCAACTGAAATGTTCACTATACCTATACTCTTAGAGTTATCAAATCTGTTAAGAACTTCCATTATACAAGCAAGCTTCAAATCCTCTGGTATAACAGCATAACCAGCTACATATACTACCTTTATATTCTGTTGACCAACCTCAAAATAGTCACAACACTTTGTTATTATACCTATGTTATCAAATATCCTATAGTAACTTGAACTCAAAAGTGTACTAGCATCCCATGTCCAATCACTATCAATATTTATAGAAGTTATTGATATTATTGGGTTATTTACTGTATATAGTATTGATCTACCATTACCATTATGATACTCTGTATAAGTTCTTGATACAAACCTTCTATCACAAAAACCCTCAAACATAGATGTTATATGATTTATTAGGTTCTCCAAAATTATATTCTGGTCTGGTGTTGTATTCAACTTAATACCATTAGCCAACCTATGTGATCTAACATCATCAACTGTTATTAATGCATATTCTGATAACATCTAAATCTCCTTTGTCTTATCAATTGCAAATATTGGTTTATGACAAGAACAAGATACTGGTCTATCAACAGACAACTTGTACCTACCACAAGATAGACATATGTATACAACCTTATTTGTATAATCAAAAGTTGGCTCTGGTGTTATAACTTGTGTATTGATTTGTCTATATACATTCCTTTCATACACAACATTATGAAACTCACTAAGGTCTACATCCTTAAGTATATCATCAATACTATCAATAGGTTCAAAGTCAACAGGTTCTATATCATCTGTTTTGAATTTTATACTACTTGTCTTACTACTCTTACCAACCTTCTTATTCTCACTCTTTTTTATCATATTGCCCCCATCATTATAATATGTATATCAACTAATACTTATTTATAATAAAAAAAGTGGTGTGGCTCATATGCTCCACACCACTTTTATGGTTAAACTACTATGTTGTTATAAAACTACCCTATTTTAAGGGCTGAGAATGCTGTAGGTTGCATTGTCTCACCATCAATTCTTGTATGACAAATCATCTGTGTGATTCCCTCTTTCATTTTGATGTAAGGGTTGATTTGCATAGTCATACCTTTTCTAATAGCTAATGCGTAGTTCTGGAGATTACCAAACAGAACAAATCTTGCTGTGGTTGCAGGAGCAGCTACCATTGCTTCAACAAGATTAGCATTGTATCCATAAAGTTGTGAAGGAACAGCCATTGTAGTTTGTGTCCAGATCGGTCTACCTTCATCATCAGTTTCAACTCTCAAATAATGAGCAAGTGATTTGTTGAAATAGAACTCAGCACCAGCAAGTTTATTACTTGACAGTTTGGATATAAGTTCTGATATATGAGTAAAGGATGTATTAGCTATGGTACTTGCTGATGTACCAACTGTACCTGTGTAATAAGCATCAGCTAAACAGTTACCTGTGAAACCTGTACCAGCTCCAAGTACATTACTATCAATAGTCTGACCAATTGCTTCTGCATTAAGAGACATTAACCAAGATGTGATATCAAATACAGAGTCCTCAAGTAGATCATTATACACTTCTGAATAGTTACCAATTCTAACCATATTCAATGTGATCTGAGAGAGTGTTGGCTCTGATTCTGAGTTAGCTGTACCAAAAGCCTGTGCATCAACAGTTGTTTTTGCTGACTCAATAGGTATCTTAAGAACATCTCTACTAATGTTAAACATTCTACATTTGTTTAATGCAACAGACTCAAGTCTTGCAAGTGACATAACAGTATTTTCATACTCATCAGGAACAAGGTATGCACCAGTATTACCTTCTGTAAGAGCTGCCTTCTGGATCATATCAACTGTAAACTTAGCAATAGATTCTTTGAGGCTTTCATCCTTAATTCTGATATCTCTACATTGGTTTCTTAGATCATAACCTTTGTAAATAAAATCAACAGCTTTGCCTTCAGGTGTATTCAAACTGATAACCTTACCAACAGATGCCTTTCTTGCTTCCTCTGCTTCTCTTAGAGATTTATTCTCAGCCATAAGTTTTTCATAGGCAGCATCTTTGGCAGCAAGTGCGTTTTTTGCTGTATCTTCGTCAATAAGTTCACGTAAGATACCTTTCAATTCTTCTCTTTTGTTTTCCATAATATTATATTCCTTATAATTGTTCTGTGTGTTAAGATATAATGGGTTATCAAATGGCTATGCCTGATACCTATATCTACTGTTTTAGTTCATCAATCAAATTACTGTAATATGTATTTATATCACTCTCATCACTTTCATATAAAACTTTTATGTTAACCTTTGATTTCAATATATCTAACTCACTTCTTAATACATTTATCTGCTCTAACACCTCATCAACCTTCTTGTTTATATCATCCTTTACATCAGGAACAATAGTGTCAACATCAAGTACACCTTCTAATTGCTTAAGCTCCAACTCATCAACTATATCCAACCTCTTTGCCTCATCAATAGACTTACTGGTAAGTAATGCTCTTGGATTTGCTGGAACTGATACAAGAGATATCTCAAGTAAATCAGCATTCCTTATAATTCTACTTGGCCCTTTTACATTCTTTGGATACTCAATTGTCTTATAATCAGGTATGAAACCAACAGATGTTGCTGTCATAAAACCATTCTTATAAAGTTTATATAGTGTATCACCTATTGCGCTAACACTTGCATCAGGAAACTCTATATCAAATACCAATTGTCCCTTATCCTTATCTATCCACACCTTCTTTGTCTTAGCCACTGGTAAATCACTATACTTATGACCAAGTAGGACAACAGGGTTGTTTTTGTACTGCTTCAAGTTCCAAGCATTGATATCTATAACATCACCATCTCTATCCATATTAGAATCAGAACCTATAAACCTTAGAACCCTATCACCATCAGCCTCTACTGCCTTTGTTGTGTTATACTTAACTATCTTTTGATCCATTATATATACTCCTTTGCTACTAACATACTGAATTTATAACATAACTTTTCCAAACCATTGTATATCTCTCTTATCTTATCTAATGCTGTATCTCTATCATTGTCAAGTGTTGTTAGTAATACCTCCTTCAATGTCATACTATTCAAATCAGTAAGGGTATCCATAGCAATATTTAACTCCAACTTTGATATACTATTCATCAATAATGTATTCTGATTACTTATAAAATCATCAGTTATAAAATCAACACCTTTTAGTAAGTTGTTTATCACAGAACACCTCTGTTTATAAAAGAATGACTTGACCTTCTTATATACTGTGTTCTTTACCATAACACTCTTAGTATCAACAATATCCTTAGTGTCAACAGTATCACTCTGTTCCACTTTACTCTGAGTATCAGGTTTTACTATATTAGAACCAATAGAATGTCTATATACTAAACCATTAGCCACAAGATCAATACTATCATCACTCTCTGGCATATCAAGTGATAGTCTCTCATTTACCTCATTCCTTGTGTAACCCAAACCAATCAACTCTTTAGCTGTTAATATCTGCTTATTGAAATCATCCTTTAGTGATTGTATTGATTGTATATCAAACTCACAATAGTAATCTGGATAAAATGTTCTAAACATTGTAGCATTAAGCTTCTGTTTAAGTCTAATCAATAATGGTATCAATGTTAACTCAGTGAACTGTCTTATACCCATCTGAGCATTAGCTAAATTAACATTCTCACTTATACCCATTACTGTTGGATTTACACCAAGTAATACAAGTATCTTATCCCTTATATCTTTCCTTGATTGTAAGAACTCCATATCCTTCATTGATGATGTGCTTATCTCTTGATACTTCATACCACCAAGTAAACCAGCAACCTTATAAGCATTGTTTGACCCTTGATGTCCACTATTCCAAGTATCAACTATCATCTTAAGTTCTTCCTTGGTTATCTCAACATCCTGATCAGTATATAATACACCACCAAGTTTAGCACCATTCTTGAAATAAGAGTAATTGAATAAGGCAGCTTGCTCATCAGATGACAACTCTGTAAGTATAGTGTTTAGTGGTGACATACCTCTTAGACCTTGCATCGAAGGAAACTTGAAATGTATAACATTATCAACAGCTAATGGTATCTTGTTATCAAATACCCAGTTGTCTATATAACCTGTTACCTTTGACTTTGTATGTTTCATATATGATGGGTTTAATACCTGCATACCAACTATTTTATTACCCACATCACTTGGGCTCAAATACCACATAACCTCACCATAGTTGTATAGATATATTATTGTCTGTTCCCATAAGTCATAATTACTATCATTAGCATTAGGACTTTCAAATAAGTTGTATACACTATCACTATATAGAACAAGTTCACCATTACTTCTCTGATAAAACTTCATTGGTACCTGTGCAACATTTGAACCAATGATAGATAGTGCCCTATGTATTGTATAATTAGATTCAAAAGGAGGCTTCTTGCTTATGTCCCAAGCTTCTAACTGACCACCTCTAACCGCATATAAAACATCCTGCCAATTCTTGGTTGCTGATTTAGGTATCTGTGTGGCACCCTCTGGCACCCAAACACCACCAGCACTAATTTCAAATGACATTGTTTACTCCTTATAATATAATTATGACTATAACACTATTTATACAACTATTCCAAATGTTCTTTTTTTACCCCATTTACTGTATATCGGATACCTACTAGCATCTATCAAGTGATTCATAAAGTCAACAGGTATGTCCTTATCCTTCTTTCCATCAACACTATCAGCCCATTTGTATGTACTCAACTCTGTTATAAGATTTGTTGATGTCTCAGTTATATGTATGTTATACCTTTTCATAAAATCTATACCAGGCTTTATCTCCTTGATACTCTTCTTAGCATTTATACCATTATGCCTCATCTCTGTTATCCTCGCAGGCTCAGCAGTATCACAATAATACTCTCCATTTATATCAAGATTATTTGTAATGAATTCAATAAGTTGTGTGTTTGTATTCTTAGTCTCATAAAACTCCTCATGGATGAATATATCATCACCTTCTACAGCTACCCTTGCTATTGCAGTTGGTGCTGTGAAACCAAAGTCCAAACCATACACAAAATACTTTATGTCTGATGGCCACTCCTTTATTATACTCCACTTTGGAAACACTAAACCATCTATAACTCCCCACTCTCCCAATGTGTATATGTTATAAAACTGCTTGTCTTTGTCAGCTAATAACATTAACCTCTTGATATACATATCATCAAGATATAAATTGTCCTTATAGGTTGAATGATGTAAAAATACATCTGGATCACTTCTTAAAAAAAACTCAGAGTATAACCATGATGTCTTACTCACTGGATTAAATGGTAATATAAGTTGATAGTTAATCCTCTTATCACCCCTTAACCTTAAATCCAATTGTCTATAGTCATCTATCGTGAACTCATTAGCCTCCTCCATAAGTATCTTGGTTATACCATATATACTCTTAACCTTCTCAGGATTGTCCAATGAATCAATAGATATCATACTACCATTACTAAAAACATATGTGTGGTCTGTCTTATTCTCTGTTACTACATTATCATCTATCCCCCAATCACTGAACACCTTCTTTAATACAGGTATTATTGACTTCTTAGCTGATGGTAATGTCTTCCTTAATAATAAAAAATGATGTGTAACTGTATCATAGTCATATAAAATCTTAAACACTAATGCCTGTATAACACTAAAACTCTTACCTGAACCAGCACCACCTCTTAACACCAATATCCTACTCTTGTTGGTCAATAAAAAATGAAATGCTGGATTCATTACATCAAATATGTTACTAAGGTCTATTCTTATCTCCATAATCTATATCCACCTTATCACAGGTTCACCTGTATAACCTATTTCCCATATGAACCAAGCAAAGCATATTGTTGAACTCATCTTTTTGCCAGTTAATGGGTTCAATGAACTACCATCCCTTAATGGTGATTGTCTTTTACTGAAAACATATACATATCTAAGTGGACTGTTTTTTAGCCAGTCTCTCCTTGATACGCTTTCCAAGAATACTAGTTTCAAGAACATAGCAACACCAACTGTTGCACTCAATAGACTTCTATCAATAAACTCCTTGGCCAACTTATATGGTGGATTGGTTATAATCCAATCAGGTGATATTCTAAAATCATCCTTTATAAAGTCCCTTATAACAGTTCCATTATAACCTCTATCTATGATATCACTATAGTCTATGGTTGATAGTGTGTTGAACTCCTTTATAACATCAACTATATGACCTTGACCAACACAAGGTTCATAAAAGGACTCACCTGATATCTTATGACTTCTGAACAGGTCTCTAACACTGTTCTTATTAGTTGCATAAAAGTCATCATCAACCCTACCAAATGAACCACTACCACCAGATAATCTATATCCATCCATATTATCCCCCAAATAAACACTCAAATAAGTCAAATTGACCACACTCTATAACATTACCATACTTTGATAGTCTTTTTTTCATAGTATCATAATGACATTTTTGTAACTCATTAACTGTAAGTTCTATATTGATATTCTTACACTTTTTCAATATGGGTTCAGCCATATTACCATCACCTGCTGTTGGCTCTAAAATTTTATCACCATTCTTAAATGGTATATGGTCAAGTATCTCATTGACCATCCATTCTGGTGTGAATATATCTTGAAATTCTTTAGTCATTTATTCTAATTCCTGGAATAAAAGTATTCACCATACTACTTCTGTTCTTAAACAGGTAAGTAAGGTTATTATCTATCACATAATCCAATGCCTTTATAATATAATCTCTTTCCTTATCAATACTATAATAAAAACTATAATGGTGACCACTTATTTCATTACCAATATCATCAATATAATATTTACTAAAACTCACATCCACCATTATTTTTTTACCCTTGGTTTTTTCAACCGTAATTTTATTACAATAAACATTTTTATTAAGTACCTTGTCCATAAACTCAATGTTTGCTGGTCCATATCCTTTATTTCTTGGATTTGTCCACATATACCATTTCAAACCATTAACTTGGTCAAACAATTTATCATAGATATATGATGGTAATACTGGTGGTGTCTGGGGGTAATTGGTTAGGTCATAGTAAAATTCA